AAGCCTCCTTGTCCATCTGGAAATCCTCACCTAACACATTATTCATCATATAATACGCAAATTGAATAAACTTACCATACTTATCGGGCAGGGTTTGCTTACGCGCCTTAGTCGCCGTGGCAGCAACTTGGACGGGGGATGTTTGAGTAATAGGAGATGACATTTTAAAGTAATAAACTATGAATAGTTTGAAATTGATGCAATTATTTATTTGTAAAAATATCGTTCAATTTTTTACGGATTTTATGGCATTTTTGTTACAATTATGGCAATTTTGCTACAATCGATGCCAACAAATTATATAGTTGAATATATTCCCCTCTGTATTCTTGATCATATTCAATTGCAAATGACAATGTAGACATATTAGACAATAAATCATTTCCATAAACAAATGCATATTTGTTTGAGGCGGTTGTTGTCTCGGGTACAACATCCATACACATTTCATATGTATCACCAACAACGCTTATATTCGTCTCATTTACGTTATCGATTGGAACGTTTGTATCATCTGTGCGGCGTGTCATTCTATAAAATAGAGATGTACCAATTTCATCTACTACTTTTGTATCCCGTTCATTTGTATTTAAATGATTGGTCGTTTCACTCATATCGAATCTAATATAGTATAGTATAAATACTACATTAGATAAACGAATTATTTCAATTTTTTACACATTTCAATGTCTTTCTACTTCGAGAATATCCCGATTTGCAATCTTTCAAACATCTAGATTTTCGCTTAAATCTCTTAGAACCCGGCTTACACTTCAATCTGCAACGTGCCGTAACGGGATTCTTTCGTTTTCCTTTCGGACATCTTTTGCGCTTCTGTGTCTTATTCTTGGTGGATTTTGGTTTTAGTAGAAGTTCTTCAATTGGCTCAATCATATTCATATCAATTTCGATATACAATATTTGAAGATTATATTTCGCGATTCATTGTATTGTATTATATGATATTATATGCGGCGAGTTTTGTTCTTAATCTAGACGATGCCGAACGCAAAGACGCAGACGATTGTTTCAGATCATTGCTTGCTTGTTGTATTGAAATAATGTCTACGTCATTAGACATTGCAATGCTTACTCCATATTGGCATAATGTATTCCAATTATCAATTGTTTCGACCGATTTTGTGATGATATTTTTTTCTTCTGGTGATAAAGCAGCATTTGCCAAGGATATATCTGATGGCGACACAAAATATTCTATATATTGCATAGCGCAATTTACCTCATCCATTACACCGTCGATTAATAATTTCGTTTCGTGTGCTGACTTGGGTAGCTGAATTGCAGTAGTAGAGAAAATAGTTTTTTTGAATCGTCCAAATGTTTCTGATAAATTCACTACTCTGCGTAGAGCAGCTGAAATACTTGTCAAAAAACCAATATTAGTTATAATGCTAACATTTTGTAATTTAACTATAAACCCATTAAACAATTCACTCAGGTCATCCGCCGCCTGTGCAAATTCATTAAAACCCTCAATGTCGACATCTAATTCCATCTGCTTTGTCTCATTTGCAATTTTGGATGCTGCTATAAAAAGAGAATTATAATCATCAATTGTACCCTTTCCGTGGAAATCCGAACATTTCAGTTCATTCGCATACATTTTGATCTCATTCAATAAGATATTTGCTGAACTATCTACGGCATCAATATCGTTATATGTTTCAATTGTTTGTGATAAGTTCTGGTGAATTTGTGGGTCATATAATTCTGGGTTAGTAGTATCAAATGTAGTTTGGGTAATGTCTGAACCCGAAATATCAGTGCCTTGTTGATTCTTTATCTCATACCCCTCACCCGTTATTATTTCACCAGAGATAGTATTCACAATTATTGGTATGTTTAACGAAATATCGTTACCATTGTTTCCAGTGTTTCCAACACCATTCCCGCTACTATCTACGCCGTTTCCACTGTTGTCGCGCGGACTACTGCTCATCTATACAATCTATATCGATATTCTATTTTTAAAACATTTTAATTCTATCTAAATGACTGCATTTATCGTGTCGTGTATTGATAATTCTGAGTACAACCAATACAATGTAATTATGTTAGTTACATTGTATTACAAAAAATGATATTTCACAATTTAGAGCATATACAAGAATAATTTATACATACGACATATTATTATATAATTATAAATATATAATTAAATATGTCGTATATGAGAGCGCAAAGAAGACAAATCAATCAGAATGTGCACTTAAACAATCGGTTGGCTATTCTTACTAACCCACACAATCTTCTTGGCGATATACATATTGATCGCGATGAAACGGTTGGTCGCAATTTAGACGTTAGTGGCGATTTACACGCCGCCAGTTATTATGCAACCGGTAATTATTACTTGGATACATACGTATTGATCCCAGCAGGGACTATTGTCCAATCTGCGGCTATGAATGAACCAGCCGGTTGGTATAATTGTGATGGACGAATATTGACAATTGAAGTGCACCCCGATTTATTTGCTGCAATTCAGTATGCTTATAGTGGTGGTAATTTCAGCGGTCAAGATCTAAGTTTCAATATCCCAGATATGCGAGGACGTGTTGGTATTGGCGCGGGACAGGGTGCAAATTTAACTGATCGAAATTTAGCTGGAACTGGGGGTGCAGAAACCCACACGCTGACTACGGGTGAAATGCCTGCACATAATCACGGCGGGTCAACTGGCAGCACAACATCTGGCGCCACCAATTCAACTGATGCTGGCGTGGTTGTGATCAGTGGCACATCGGTTGCTGACAATGGAACGCACAGTCACACCATCAATTCCGACGGAGGCGGTAATTCCCACAACAACATGCAACCCTATTTGGTACTAAGATATTTAATAAAGTATTAAGTTATGCAGCAAAAAATAGTTTTGATTTTAGTATGGTCGGTGATAGAGATAAGATGTGACCGATGCAATCAAATATGCACTATAAGGACTATTGATCATATATGGTCCATATGGACCACCAAGGTAAGGAATATAGGCGGGCGCTTGATACCCACCAAATAGATTTGAATAATAGTATGAATCGTACATACTATTATTTACATTCACATAATACGGATTGCAAATAAATTAATTATACACCAAATATCATATGCATATATGGTTTGAGATATTTGCAATTGTATTATAAAAATAGACACTTACCAATGGTGACGACGGCGATGGTGTCGCCCGTGCCAACCGTGTCCGTGCCAACCGGGTCCATACCAAGGGTATCCATAACCAGGAACTATTCCATAACCAAATGGTGCAATGTAAGCACCTCCGTATGCTGGGTAGTATAGCATATATTATAATTATATATATAATATATTTCAAAAAATATTACTAAATGCTTATCATATATGGTAATAAAATATAAATGTATTTACAAAATCATTGTACTAAGTACAATGATTTTGTATTGTGTCATTCTATTATATGTTTTACTTTGTTTTATTGGGTATTGTTACATCATCTCTCGCATATACTCAATTTACATATAATGTCGTCTTACTACTTACGTATTCGTCTATACAAACAATCTCAACTATCAACCATTTTACTTCTTATTATCAAATGAAATAGGAGTCACACACAATATATTACGATTATTCTCACAGTTATTTACAGAATTCACGGTGTTTTTCGTGGGACTGGTATGTTTTCGAATACACCCACGTTTATGTGCAGCCAATGCTTTCAAATTATTTGCATTATATGACTTACATAAATCACATTTCAGACCAGGTTTCACAATTGGCGCCGAATACTTGGTAGATAAATATCTATCCAACGATGGGAATCGAATTTCATCTATTTGGGCAAGAACCTTCTTCTGACTTTCTTTGAAAACATCAATGACGGCTGTTTTTTGTGTGATAAACAACTGATATTCATTATTAATGCTTTCTAGTAAATCTTTGGGGATCGTAAAATCATCATTCGTGCCATATTTTACAAATTGCCGCAATTGATTATACAGATTATCAATAATACTGATAGCCACTTCCATTTTACTTGACGAATAATCGGCGTTATGAACAAAAACAACCACGTTGTTATTATGAATTTCAATCTGAAAATCACTTTTACCCGAAATACCACTTTGTTGTGATAAGAAAACTCCACACACGTTCTCATCACTAATAAGAGCCATAAATTGGTTTATTTCGTCAGAATTAACATTATATTCTATATCATAATTTTGGATGAACACAGATGGACGACGCATACGTTTTAGTGAGACTGTACTGTTGCTCATACCCAATTGTTTTACTGAAATATCTGCGCTATTAAACGTTTTGGTTAGCATACCTAATAAATATTTGTCGCCGTTTGCATTGACCGTTTTCGGAGGATGATTTGTGTGAATCAAACTGCTGATATCAGAGACCAATTTGGAATAGATCTCAGGACTTTCATTCGAACGAATTGCGTGAATATTTTTATTAATGCGATCTTCACTCGCCGAAATAAAGGAATAAATCGGTTGTTGTAGATTCTGTAACATAATGGTCGTTTTCATTTCAAAATTATTCATATATTCTTTAATAGAAGTCGAGCTATTCGTATCTACTAATTTTTGCGTGTCACTAGTGATTGATTTATAAAAAGTATCCAATGTCTTCGCGATTTCATTATAACACGTGTTATTATCGGGTACTACTTTATTTATAGTATCAACCATCTGACGAATTAAAAGAGAATTGTTTGCTTCAATTAATCCACCTATTATCATATGATTATTGTCATTGTTATTACTTGAAATAGTCAAAACGCTGGATTCTAGATTTGTTTGCAGTGTTTTCGTAACATTGTTCAGAGTATCCAATGTATGATTAACCTGATCTAGGATAGTAGATTCAGAGTGAATAGTTGGAATACTCGCCTTTTCCAATAAGTCGACAATTAATAAATTTATTGTCTCGATGCTAAGATGCGGATTTTGTTTGTAAAAAGTTACAATTTTCTCGTTTGTTATATTAATCCCGTTCATCGGGTGAATACCTATTTATAATATATACCTAGTTTTTATATTATAAACATTAACTTTTTACAAATTAAATTACATATCCATCGTTAATTCACTGATTGTATCTGTTTTATCATTCAAATGAGACAAATTATTCACAGAAGAACAATATTTTGAAATTTGGAATAAGGGCATTGTAGTGGTGGACGGATTGTCTATCATAATAACCGATTTTTTTGCCAATTTGGATACTTCCTCGGTTTTATCAACAATTTCATTACTTGACTCTTGATTTATTTCTTTTAATGTGAAAATAGTATTAGAAAGATTATAATCTGGTTTGGTTGATTGCATTTTTAATACTTTATTTTCAGCGTCTAATTTTGTTGTAAGGCTTAGTAATTCATTGTATTGTGCTTTTAATACGCAATTTTCATACAAAATTGCGTCGAGTATTATCTTACGTTTCATAATAAATATTATGTATATATTCAATATTCCTAAATATTTTATTACCTTACGGTAATACAACGTAATCCAATATTTTTAATTTACAAATATATATTACAGTAGTACAACAGTAACATTTGTAATTTACAAATATTTACAATTATTTAATCGGTGTGCTTACCACATATGGTGTCAAATATTTAGGATCATTAATAATTTTGTCTGTGAATATTATTCTGTTATACTATTATATGTCAATGGAGACAAACGGAAAACCTGCTGCGCCATTTCAACAATGGCAAAACTTTTACCCCCCTTACGCATTCGAGCCTAA